GCGGGTAATCGACGAAGTGTTCAGTAGTAGCAGTCTGCTGTTCAACCATTTAGAGTCGTGGCCAGGCAGGAACTTGCCACCCTTGGTCGGTTCGCCACAGCAGAGACAGGCACTCGCTGTTTTGCCGACTCGGAGAGGTCGTGGGGCTTCTTGCACGGCTTTGATTTTGCGTTGGACTGGTGAGGCTGAGACTCGGGCTTCAATCCTGGCTCGGCAGGCGTCGCGGTCGTCGCACAGCCAAGGTCGGCCTAGGTCGTCTTGGTTGGTGCTGTGACACTCGGTGCAACGCTGGGTCTTCTCGTCTGAGCAGGAGCAGGCGCACTGGATTAGCGAGAGGTTGCCGTTGCGGATTACGCCCTTGCAGGTCTCGTGGTGGCCTGTCATGCAGAACCCGCAGGGGTTGGTGCCTTTGGTGATTGTGTCGATGAAGGTCTGTGCCATTTTTCTCTCCTGGGTCCCGAGAGGGGGGCTTACGCCCCCACCCTCTCTACTTCGACGATTTGGGCGGTGTAGCCACGACGGCCAGACCACTTGTTGAACTGGGTGACGGCTAGGTCGTAGCGGCCGCACCAGGTGACGATGCCCCAGTTGCCCCAGTGTCCCTGCTCTTTGGTGGTTGCGATGTTGTCGTAAAACTTGGCGATTCGCTTGTCGTAGTTGCTGATGTAACCCTCGTAGTTGCTGATGGCCTGAGCGGTTGCTTCTTCTACGGTGATGTCGCCAGGGCGGTGAATGCCGTTCAGGAAGATGCGCTCGCCGTTTACTTGGAAATCGGCCCATACGGTGCCAAATGACACTCTCTCGGTGATGGTGACGCCGTGCTTTTTGAGGGCGGCGACTCGTTCAACCGCTTCGGCCTTGCTTGCTTCTTGGGTTGCGATGTCGTTGGTGAACTGCTCGATTGCGACTTCTAGTGCTAGTGGTGAGACGGCGATTGCGTGGGTGTAGACGCGGTTCTCTGAGTTGCGGGTTGACTTGGTGCCGTCTGGGTGGATTACGAAGTGCTTGTTCATTGTGTGTCTCATTTCTGGTTGCGGGAGAGGCCTGTCCTCGCCCTATATTTCAATTCAATCATATCGTGTGCCTCTTTGTCAAGTTTGTGCACATCGGCGTGTCGCGAATACAGCGAAAGGCGGGAGCCGACCAGCCCAAAAGGCCAATCGACTCCCGCAAAAAACGCTAGTCGTCTGTAATCACGTGGTTGACGAAATACTCAAGAAAAAGCATCTCGGGGTCTTCCCCCACATACGCCCGCCTGACCATCTCCTGCAACTCGCCCCAAGTTATCTCTAACTCGAAAGGCTCCTGCTCCTGCTCCCCGTCCACTGTCTCTCCTTACAGAACCGTCAAACTAGAAAGGTCAAACCCGCGCTCATTCACAACGAACACCAACAAGCCAGGGTCAGAATCGTCCCCAGACGTGTTACGCCACCAAGAAGAGCCATTGTCCAAAGTAGGAGCCTGAAGCCACCACTTAGACTTACCCGTGAACGGGTTACGCCCAGACGGTTGAATCCTCAAGTGGTGGTAGTGGCCAGTGACCAAGACATCAGCATGAGCCAACGGTTGGCCACCATGCACCTGCCCAGCCCACCACTTAGGCATGGCGTCAGGACCAGACGTGCGGTGACCATGAGCCAGGCCAACCATCGTGCCATCAACATCAAGCACCAACGACTCAGACCAATCCTCAGGTCGCGCGAACTCAATCGGCCAATTCACCAACTGAGCCATCTTCGCGTGTTGCTTCTGAATGAAAACGCCCCAGTCGTCACTAGGACGGCCAAGGCTAGACTTACCAGAACGCCAAGCCGCGTGATTCGACGGAACTACAGCCGAAACAACTCGGCCGTGAGTCTTCACCAAAAGTTCAAGCATTTGCCACTCAATCGTGGCCTCAAGGTCAACCTGGTCCATCAGGCTCAAGTCGTTAGTGAACGCTTGGTTGGCCACGTTCTCGAAACCCTCCACCGAGTCACCCGCGTTTAGGAAAAACGCAGAACTGGTCTTGTGCTTCTTGATATATTCCGCGAGCGCGGCACGCTTCTCAGCGACACGAACCAACAACTCCTGGGTTCCGCCGCGAGAGTCAGACTTGCCCAGTTGAGGGTCAGCCCAGACTACGACAAGCGCAGAACCTGGCTTTACCTCGGCTGGCTTCACCTTGGTGCGGCGAGCCTCCGCAACAAGCGCAGGCAGGTCAATAGCCTCGCGACGTTGTGAGAATGTAAACCTGTAACTGGTCAGCCACTCGCCGTCGTAACGTTGCCAGCGAGAAGTGCGAACTGGGCCTACAATCTCAACCAGTTCAGGGTCGTGGCCGTGTTCACGAAGTAAATCGTCTAAGTTAGGTTGAGCCGTCAACGGCTCACTGGTGATTTCACCACTCTTACCGTCCCAAACTGCAGACGGCCGCCAATCGGCAGGCACATCTCGGGTTGGCATTGCTTTTAGAGCGTCTCTAATGGTTTTGGACATGGCGACGGAATCCGTCCTTACTGACTGTTAGGCCGTTGGCCTGGCACAGTCTATAGAGGTCAACGACAAACCAGGCCCCCGAGAGTATCGCGTCATCGAGGGCCTGGCGGTCGTCTGGGCTGAGGGTTTTCAGCCACTCACACGTCAGGCAGGGCCTGGAACGGTGGGTCTTGTCGGGTTTTGCTTGGGATAACTGTTCAGCGAGGGTCGGCACGGTTGCTACCTCTACTTCTTTTCGCTCTTAGACTGCACGTTCTCAATCGCTGAGTTGATGTGCGAGTCGAAGTCGCCGTCAGGCACTTCGCCTTTAGCGGCGAACGTGAACGACAGAGCGCCAATAAGTCCAAGCACTGCCATGATTGCGCCAAAGGTCGCACTCTCAACAGCGCCCAGGCCGATAACGCTACCTGCTCCTAGAGCAGTGATGCCGACACCAAGCGCAAAAGCGCTAACACGTGCGGCTCGTTTCAGTAGTTTCTGGATTTTCATTCTGCCTTTGCTTTCGGTGTGGCTACGGCCGCAGGTTTAGCGGCGGGTTTTGGTTTTCCGTGGGCTAAGATGTGCTTCAACGGGTCAATCAAATCGCCGTAGCCAGCCAAGTGGCCGTTAGGCTTCTTCGAGATTTGCATGTGTAGGTGCGCTCCAGTAGAGGCGGAACCTGACGGCGTCTTGCGGCCACCGCCAACTTTACCAATGATTTGGCCCTGTTTGACTAGGTCGCCTTTCTCCACTGTTGCAGTGCCTGGAGCGACGTGGGCGTATTGGACGAAGACTTTCTCGTCCTGCACCCACATCTCAATCACCCAGCCGAGGACGTCAGTCCAGAACACGTTGTGAACTTTAGCGTCACAAATTGACGGGATTGGGCTGAGTTCTGCAGGTGACCAGTCTTGGCCACGGTGCGGTCGGCCGTTGCGGTATGGTGCGAGGTTGCCGAACTCGTCGCCTCGCTGTTTCGCAGGGAATGGTTCTTTGTAAACGGTCATTGACTCTCCTAAATTAGTAAACGGGACAGGGCGGCACCAAGGCCACCAGAGGCCAGGGCGAGACCCACTAAAAGCCACTTGAACTGCTCCAGGTTGCGGAGCCGCGCTTCGTGGTCTTTGATGTTGCGCTCTACCCAGTCGACGTGGGTTGGGATTTTCTCGTTGAGACGTTCAACTTGGCGAATCATCTCAATGGCCCAAGCGGGGATTTGGTCATTCTCCATCAGTTACCCTTTACGACCAAGTGCCAACCGAGGTCACGCTGTTAGAGCCTAACGCCGTGAACTTAATGTGGCTGTTCGCTAGGAGTGACCCTGTGGCCGAAACTCCCGACAGGGTGCTGACAGGTCGGAATGAGCCAGCGCTTGTAATTCGGACGATTCCCTTGATGTGAACCCTGGTGTATAGGGCGACGTTGGGGGAAGTGGTCTCAATCACCGTGGTTAGACCACCAAGCGTTGTGGACGAGAACATTTTTGCTGGTGCGATTGCCGAAGATGAGGCAGCCGCGTCAGAGAAGGTGCACTCGTAGGCCAGACCTGTGACTGTGGCAGTTCCGCCCATTCCAATCTGGAGTGAGGCGTCGCCAGCGGGGTTAGACGCGGAGAGATACATCACTGCTTCGAATTCGTAAGTCGTGTTCACGCCGATTGAGTAGTTCACGCCGAAAGTTGACTCTGCGGCGGTTGTGGTGAGTGAACGAGCGCTTGAGTTTACGTAGTGAGCACCAACTACCACGCCAGACACTGGGCTGACCCAGGTTGGGGCGGCTGAGCCGTTGCTGGTTAGGAGGTTTCCAGCGGTTCCCACGGCGGTGTAGGAGGTCACTCCTGACGCTGACTGGTATGGGACGGTCCAAGCCGTCGTCCCTGCTAGCGCTGTGGCTTTCGTGGCCGTTCCAGAGGTCGTCGTGACTAGGCTCGCGCTCGCGGGAATCGAGGTTCCGTTGACGGTGGTTACGCCTGGGAGCGTGGTGATGGTCCCGCCTAGCGAGACGTCCGTCGTGCCGATGGTGATTCCATCGTTTACCAACTGGGCGTTCGTGATTGAAGCGTTAGCGATACGGGCGTTAGGCAGGGTGCCTGACGTTAGTTTAGCCGCGCTGAGGTCAGGAATCTGGGCCACGTTTAGGGTGCCCGAATTGATTACTGAAGCATCTAGGCTTGTTGGTTTCAACTCAGCCCAGGCTGAGCCGTTCCAGAACTCCCAAAGAGAGGTGGTGGTGTTGTAACCAAGGTGTCCAACCTTTGGCGAGGCTGGTCGGCTAACGGTGGCCCAACGACCTACTGGGGTGCCTAGGAACGGACGAGTGTCCGAAACCGAGCCTGCGGTGATGGTCACTACGTTGGCACCTACGGTGACGCGGCCAATCTCCATCTCGTAGACGCCACCGTTTGCGGCGGTGTTTTGAGTTAGGGTTGGCGCGACTGGGCTGGCGGCTGGCGTTCCCGCCACCACTGCCAGAGTGATACTGTCCGAAGCAGGAGCGAGACGGAGAACCACCAAGTCAATACGCGGGTTGGTGTTAGCGGCCGCGATGGTTACGGTTTCTTGCGCGGTTGAATAAAACGCGAAACCGCGGACGATGGCGAAGCCTGCCGCAACTTTGACGTTCATGCCAGTTGAGTCGCCTGTGACCTTTAGGTCAGTGCTAGACGGCTGGCCAGAAACGCCGAACTCGTTCTGCGCGCTGAACAACTGCCCAAACTGGGTCTCGGTTGTTGATTGGGCCGCGAACGGCCACGAGGTGATTGCCATTTCTCTCCTTGTTAGGTGGTTGGGGTTTCAGGGTCTGGGACCACTAGTTTGTTGGTGATTAGTTGGCCGCAGACTCCACATGCGCAGATTTCTGACGGGTCCTCAACTGGGATTGGGATTTGGCTGTTGCCGCACCCTGGTGTTTCGCAAGTGAGTAGAACTAGCATTATCCTGCCGCCGCTCCTGATGTCATTTGGATTGCTTGGAAGTAGACGTCGTAGTTAGTGCCTGTCGCGTCTGACACGTTGCGGACAGTCAACGGGACCGAGGTTGTGGTGACGGTTCCAATTGCTAGGACGTAACGTGGTGAGGTGGACAAGGCTGTCACAATCGGTGCTACAGTGAACTTACCTGTCGGTAGGGTCATTGTGATTGTGGCTTGGGCGTTAGCGGCTAGGGCAGTTCCGCCGAGGTAGGAACCTGCGGCGATTCTAAATGGGACGCTTACGCCGTCTTGGACTGCGATTTCTTTCCAGGTTGACCAGACGGAGTTGTAACGGCCGCGGAAGAACCGTCGGTTCGTCGTGCTGTAGGTCTGGTATTCTTGGTAAATATAGGCGCTGTCTTCCCAAACCCGCAACATACCTGCGTTCGCTACTGGGTAGTTCACGCCACCGCTACCGCCGCCTGCCCAGGCGTTGGAGGCTTGGTGCCACAACCCGTCGGTTGTGTAGTTGTTGAGGTCAACCGAGGTGCTACCGATTAGGACTGGTCTGTCAAACTTCGCGTTTAGCGCAGTTTGGGTAGCGGTGGAAATTGGCTTGTTGGCGTCTGTAGTGTTGTCTACGTTGGCCAGGCCTACCGCGGTTTTGTCCAGTGTCTGCCACGACTTGTCGCCGCGCCAATACTGGGCGGTGGTGCCTGCCGTGATTGACGGCTCTTTACCGCTCAACGAGGAAGACAGGCTGGTAACGTCTGCGATGGCGTGCGTGTGTCCAACTGCGGAAACGTTAGCCTCAGCGAGGGTGTTGTTCACCCAGGCTGTGCCGTTCCATTTTAGGATTTCGCCATTGGCGTTGGCCGTGATGGTTACGTTGCTTAGGCTGTCTAGCGAGTGGTTGTGGCTAGTAGCGGAGATGCCTGCCTCGGCCAGGGTCTGGTTAATCCAAAGCGTGTTGCCTGCGTTGCGAACGATGACTTCGCCACCAGCCACTGAAGTTATTGAGACGTCGTGTAACTCGTCCAACTCGAAACCGTTTTGAATCTTTACAAACAGGCGACCAGTAACGGCGTGTGAACGGATACAGAAGCCAACTAGAACCATGTGGTTAGGCGCGGACGGCTTGGTTGAGGTCATACCGCCTGCAACAGTTGGTGACAGGTAAACCGCGGCACCCTCAGTTAGGGCTGAGGTGTCGATATTCTCCACCATGCCGAAAGTAACGGCGTAGCCGTGGCCGCCGTTTGCTATGGCCTCGTCCAGGACACCGAACGTTTTCGAACTTGTCGACTCGGCGTTAGCCTGTGATTTAGCCACAAGTTTGTTAGCGCCTGTCGAGCCTGTCGGGTATACAACTGTGCCTTTAGCCATGGACGAGCCTGTGGCGTTTTTGACGTAGGCCACCTGACGTTCAGAGCCGAGACTGCTGGTGTTCACCGTTCGCTCTAGTGCTGAGACGCGGTTCTCGGTGTTTACCTGTTTCTGGCTGATTTTCGCTTCAAACGAGAAACCAGTAGGCTCACCGACGGTTGCAGTGACAACCACTCCCTCTTTGGACATTTGCAGTCCAACTTCGGTGATGGTCGTGCTGACGGTTTGGTCAGCCACCACAACTGAGACTTTGTCGCCCAAGTTCCAGTCGACGCCATACTGCATTGTGGTGTCGTCGGTTGGGGTTACTGAGACCTTGGTTAGGGTGGTGCCGTTGACGGCGAGTTCTTCAGCCCCTGCTTGGTTGAGAGCGGCCACGGTTGCCCCGTTGCGGCTGTCGATGAAACGCTCTACGCGTCGGCCCCAAGCAGTTTCTGAAGCCAGGGATTCTGTGCTGGTGGCTTCAATGAGTGTGCGGTTTACGCCCTCGCCCTGGCCAGCGACAATAGCGCGGGTGGTGACTGGGGCTGAGTAGACGTATTCGGTCTGGGTCAACTGGTTGTTGTCAATGTCCATACGGACGTAGGCTGAACGGTCAGTTGGCACGAATACGGAGAACTCTAGCACGCCGCCGTTTTGGACTACGTCGAACCCTAGGCCCGATTCTTCAGCGATTGGCCCGATTAATTCACCAATACGGTCAAACCTGGCCGAGACGGTGACGGTGTTGCCACGGCCAAGGTCGGTCCCTAGAGTGAGTTCTGGGATTTGGCGGGCCACCGATGCTGACGGCCCGATGTTTGCGTCTACATAGTGGTAGATTACAGTTTCGGCCGCTCCGCTTTGTGTGTCGAACTCGGTGTCTTGGGTGGTGACGTCTGAGTTGCTTGGCTGTGGGTAGGCGAGGCGCTCGCCAAGTATTACGGAGTCGTCCACGCCTTGAATTACCCAGTCGCCGTCTGGGTGTTCAGCATTGGCGGTGTAGGTCGCGTTGGTCATCGGGCCAGACAGGACTACGCCTGATGGGCCAGTGACGACAATACCTGCGCCAGTGGCGCGTAGGTCGTCGACTAGGTGGTGGTCGTTAGGTAGGGTGATGGCCCAGGACCCGACGTTGCGGAGACGCAGAACAGCCTGGAACTTGACTAGGTCAACTGGTAGGATTTGCCCTACTCGTTCGAGGTTGGCGTTGCGGACTTCAATCGTCAGGTCGCTGGGTAACATCAATATACCAATTCGTGTCTAGGGTTGAAGTAACACTGGATTAGCGTTGCGGACGTGGGGTTCGTAGCCGTCACGGTCACAGTGCTAGTGCCTGAGGGTAGGCTGAATAGTTTCGGTGCGGCGGCGAGGTTCGCGTAGAGGTTAGCCCCTGCACTGCTCTCCACAGTTCCGTCTTTCGTGTTCACGATTACGACTGCACCTGAGGCTATTGCCGCGCTGTAGGTGAAGCCTGTCCCGTTTAGTGAGACGGTGAACGCGTCACAAGGTCCTGTGATTTGCCACACTGGCCAGGCTTCCACCTCGCCTGGGTTGCTAACTGTCGTGCTACCTAGGCTTTGGCCGTCGGTTAGTCGCAGTTCGCCCAAGTAGGGGAGCAAGCCGTCTGTGTCGGCGTTCTGTTGAACCTTGAATGAAACCACGTCTTCACTGGTCCAGTAAGGGTCTGGACATCTCAGTGAGACCACCCATCGGCAAAATTGTTGGTTGGCGTCTGACCCGTAGGTCACGTCGCCACCGTCAATCAAGTGGCCGTAGGTGTAGACGGTCGCGGTCTCGTCTTGAAACTCAACCTTGATTCGGGTAGGGCCGAGTCGGTCAGACAGAATCTTCGCTAGTCGGCGCAGTTTCGCTTGGATGTCGGTCCTGTTGTCACCAAACACCAGGATTGGCAGGTCGATAACGCGTGGGTTGCGGCGAGTTCTACGCCATACCCCGCCGTCTCCCGCTCCCTCTGCGATGTCTACGTTCGCTGTGGTTAGTCCAAGTCCTGAGACGTTGGTCCCGAGCATGTAGTCGGTTTGGTAGTCAGTGCCTAGGGCGATTGAGTCGCCGTTGGCCCCAACCAGGGTGAGTTGTGCTGTTACCATCCTGCAATAACCTCTGCTCGTCTCATGGCCCTTAGTAGTTCAGTCTCGGCGTCGAGGCTGGCGTTCGGGGCCGCGTTGTAGATGATGGTTTTGCCGTTGCCGTTGTTCATCATCTGTTGGAAGTCGGACAGCGGGGTGATTACTTCTGGCTGTCCTGCTTCGGCTAGCAACGCTGGAACACCACCGCTACGAGGATAAACCACGCCACCCTGAGCCAGTCTTGGTAGTTTGGCTTTAGGGATTAGGCTGATTTCGATTTTCTGGCCGATGAGGTCACCTAGGAAGCCTAGGCCTGCGTTGGCGGCTTTGAGCAGTTCGTTGACTCCGTTGATGAAGAAGTTAATGAACGTCTCAATGATGCCGAGCCAGCCATTGACGGTGCCTTTGAAAATGTCTCCAACAAACTTGAAGATTCCACCGAAGACGTCGCCAATGACTTTGACCGCGTTGCCTATCCATTTGGCGAACGTGTCCCAGGATTTCTTAGCGCCTTTCCAAATGTCGCTGAACCAGCCGCCGATTGCGGCAAACGAGTCCTCAAAAAAGCCTACTACGGCATCCCAGGCAATCATGATTGCGTCGACCATGGCGGTCCAGACGTCCTGGAAGAACGTCGTTTTTGTAGCGACCCAAACGATGGCCGCTACTAGGGCCGCGATGGCTATCACGATTAGAGTGATAGGGTTTAGGGCCATCACCGCGTTGAACACTGCCTGGACGGCGGCCCAGACGCCTGTGGCGATTCGGATTGCGTTGGTGGCGACAAGCCACGCACCGAGGATGCCTACAAAGGTTCCTACGACTGGCAGGTTCTCACCAATCCACGTGGCCAGGCCAGTGAACATGGTTAGCAAGAAGTTGCCAGCCTCGGTTAGGGCTGTCATGGCTGGTAGGAGCAAGGTGCCTACCGCGATTCCAAGGTTCTTGGTGTTCGCTTCCATGATTCGTTGCTGGTTGGCCAGGCCCTCGCTGGTGCGAGCGAAGTCACCCTGTTGGGTGGCTGTCTGCTCCATGATGAGGCCTTGTGCGGCCAGGACTTTTTGCTCTTGGGTGAGTTGGTCGATTTTGCCTTTTTTAGCCGCGCCCACCTTTTCTTCTGCGTCTCGCAAAAGTAGTAGTGCGTCTTGGGCTTGCTTGCTGTTAGGGCCGAACTTGGCCACCGCGTCGTTGTAGGCGACTTGGGCTTTTTCCGAGTCGGCTTGCGCTTTGGTTAGTTTGGCTTGGTCGACGTTCAGGTCGACGATTCCCATTTTCAGCGCTTGGGCTTTGAGTGAGTTTTCGTCCATCAAAACACCGAAGCGTTTCAGCGGTTCTGACTCTCCGCGAAGACCTGCACCGAGGGCGAGGATAGCGTCGTCAACCGAGGTGTTGTTGAACGAGGCTAGGTCAGTGGCTAGGCCTACAAGGTCGGACGAGAACTTGGCGTTTTCTTCACCCGACAGGTTTGCGGCTTTACCGTAAACACCGAATGTTTTAGCCGCTTCAAGCAACTGGTCTTTCGACATACCGAACGAAGTGGCAGAGGTCTCGGCCAGTTTCTGCAGTGCGGCTGAGCCTTCTTCACCAAAAACTTGTGCGACGGCCGCGCCTTGCTCGGCAAAGTTAGAAGCACCCTCGATAGCGTCACCAAAGAACTTACCAACTGCGGCGGCACCTAGGGTTAGGGCGAGTGGCCCTGCGAGGCTCTTGATGTGAGCACCCATTTTTCCAGCGAAACCTTTTCCTGCGGCGTCACCAGCGTTAGTGGCGATGCCTGGAACTCCGCCAAGTTCGCCAGCGATTTGCTGGCCGATACCTGAGGACGAGACCGCAAGGGTTACATAGGCTACGCCGACTTCACTCATTGGTTACTCCTTGGTTCGGCCACTCACGCGGGCAAGTATGGCTTTAGTTTCTTCTGGGGTGCGGGTATTACCGCGGCCAACCGTGGTGCTGTCACCTTGGCTAACTTCCCATGGCCTTGGGTAAGGCTTGGGTTTTTTGTTCTTTTTAGTGCTGTTCACCATGACGAGCAGGTCGTAGGTGTCGGCCAGTATTAATGCGGCTCTGGTGGTCGGATATTTCCACTCTGCTATTCTGGCGTGTAGCCACGTCTCTGGGTCTTGGACCATGAGTTCTAGTAGCAGTGCGGCTTCCTCATAGGTTACCCGTTCCCCAAGGTCGTTCACTCCGATTCCCATTTTGCGGAAGTCGTAGACGAACTCGGACGGGTAAGCGAGTGCTACTGACCAGAGCCTAAGGATTCCCCCAGTTTAGAGTGGGCGGTCCATGCTTCGATTAGTGGTTGTAGGTCGGCTGGGTTTAGGGCTTTTTTCAGTTCTGCTGGGATTACGTCAGACAGGAACACACGCATGGTCGCGGTTCCGATTCGGCCCTGCCAGGCTTTGATTTCGTCGTCGCTGGCGTTGCTGTTCAACGGCTCTGCCGAGATGACCTCAAGTAGGGACACTGGGGCGTTGCCTGGAAGTTTGTAGGTTTTACCGTCGTATTCGACTTCGAACGGCGGACGGTCGGTTTTTTTCAGTTGGAACACGGACATTTGTTTCTCCTTTTACACGGTCACGGTTTGGGTTTGAAGAGTGAGGGAGCCGCCGTGCTCGGCTCCCCCACTCAGTTGTTAGAGTAGACTACGCGGCGAGCGAGTCTACCCACTTCTTGACGGTGTAGCCAGCGTCTGAAGCGTAGGCGGTGATGGTTACGTTGTAACCAACTGGCTCGCCGTTTGCTAGGACCTGCTCACCAACGGATAGAACTTCACCGTTTGGAACGTAGTAGCGGATGGTCTCGTCACCGTCGATAACGTCGATTACGAATGACTTACGGCCACCAGTCTCTCCTGGCTTGATTTCGATTCCGCCGTCTACTCCAACGGCTGAGCCGTAGAATAGTTCGAGGGTTGCTTCGGTGGTCTCCATCAACATGCCAGAGAAAGTCATTGAGGCTTCAGTGACTGACTCGCGGACGAGGTCCGAGTTCTGCCAAGCGCGCAGGGCGTTGGTTGAACGGTCGCGGGTGATGGTGATGCCGTCGCTTGAGACGTAACCGAGGTCAACAAAACCCTCGGCTAGTGCTGATACAGCGGTAGTAGGGGCAGTAGTCGTGGTTGGCCCGACATACCAGGCTCCAGTTACTGCTACCCGCACGTTAGTTGAGTCTGCCATTGTGGCCTTTCTCTTGTTGGGGGGTTGCTTGGGCCGATTGCCCTACTCGTCACGGTCGAGATTCTAATAAGTCACACCGCGGTGGTGGACTTCAAAACGAATGAAACGTCTCTGACCAGTTTCGTCGCTGACGTCTTGCAGGGTGGTAATGGTGTCTACCATCACGACTGGGTCGCCGTCGGCCACCTTTTGAAATGCCCAGGTGGTGACGTTGGCGAGTTCTTCGGCGGTTCCGTAGTCGTTGGTGTAAATTAATGCGCTAATGAACGAGGCGTCTACGATTTGGTTGACGTTTCGGCCACCGTCTCTGCGGAGGACTACAAACTTGTTGGCGTTTTTAGGAGCGGTAACTCCGACTTTTGCTCCTGTGATTTCGGCGGCCAGTAAGGGGCCGATTTTGGCCACTAACGCGGCCATTAGGTCGACGTGTTTTACTGGTTCCTGCTTCATTCTAGGCCGTTGTCTTTCTTCTTTTTGCCAATTTTCGCGCCTGTGGCTGAGAGTGCGGCGAACAGGACCCCGTTGGCCGCTTCTTGTGAAGTGTTCTGGCCGTTGGTCAGTGTGACTTTAGCGCGGGCTTGCGCTTTAGTGCTTCGTCTCACTTCGGCTTTAGAACCTGCGATTGGGGCGGTCGAGTTTAGGGTTGATTCTAGCAGTGAGTAGACTGCTTCGTTGGTTCGCAACTCAACTAGGCCTTTTTCGAAGATGGTCAGTTTCAGGTTTGGGTTACCTGTGCGGATTTTCCAACTTCTACCGCCCATCTTGGGTTCCCTTGCGTTTCAGGTCAACTTGGACGCCTGGGTTCCATGAGGTGAGTGGGCTGGCCCAGGAGAAACTCTCTCCGTTGAGCAGGTATTCGACTTCGCGAACTATGACGGTGTCGTTGTTGGTTATCTCTGTCCCTGCTGGCAGGTAGATGGTGATTTGGTCGTTTTCCAGGGCTTCCCCTGGTTGGTATTCGGTGCTTTGGCCTTTCAGCGCTACGGCCACTCCGCTGATTTCGATAGAAGTCTCAGTGGTGATTGGCTGGTTGTAGGCGTCGAGGGTCTCGGTGTCCGTGCGTCGCACGATTGTGATGGTCTCGCCGCTCATGGCCTAGCCTAACGTTTCGATGGTGCCTTGCATGTTGGTGCGGTAGCGGTTTAGGGTGATTTGCTCCGCTGGGGACATCATCACTTGGCCACCGACTGCCCAGTTGGCGTAGGTCACACTGAATGGGCCGACGCTCTGCTGGGTTACACCTGCGGCGGCTTCGGTTGGGATTGAAATTGTTCTGGCCACCATGCTTGCTACGATGGCTACCACGTCTTGTGGGACGGTTGCGTTTCCGTGTTCGTAGTTGACCACGAGGCGGTCGCCGTTGCAGGTGGATACGCTGTCGATGGTTACGGTTTGGAATCCGTCCCAAGTCCAGACTACGTCGTCTCCGTCAGTCGTGGTGATGGCGATTACGTCGGTTGCTGGTCGCTGGGTTAGCCTGATTTTGTTGCCTTGCTTTACCTGAAGCAGGTTGAACGATTCACCAGGCAGGAATTGTTGGCCTGTGTAGCCGACTACAAGGGCCGAGGCGTCATCTAGTAACGCCTCAGCCTTTGCAGTTTCGGACTCAGTGAGGGACCTGCCCAGGCGGGTCTCCACGTCGGTGGTTGTCGCTAATGCCGTCATGGGCAGGTCCTCTCTCTAAAGGGTTTTGTTAGTCTTCGATTTCCATCTTGACGAACGACTGTGGGTCGTTTACGAGCCAGCCGTATTCAGCCTCTGCGAGGATGGCTACGAGGTTGTTCTCGAAAAGCGAGACCAAGGTGCCGTCGATGGTGACTGCGGCTTCGGTGCTGACCTTGTACGAGATACCGCCAACAACGCCCCATGCGGCCTGTGACCAGTCACCTGCGTAACCAACGATTCCGCCTGAGGCGATTTCGTTGACTAGGAACGAGTTACGTCCGATTAGACGACCTGGGCGAACTGCCGCGGTGGTCTCTGAAAGTGGGGTGTCGATGTAGATTGGGCGGCCGTTGCTGTCCACTGCGCTGAGCAGTAGAGGCTCGACAACCTCGTCTAGTGCGAATCCGTTCAGGCGCTTGCCGTCGTTGACGAGAAGCGACAGACCCGAAACGATGTCGGCGTGGATGCCACCGTTAGCAACGGTTGCGGTTCCTAGGGTTACAGACTTGGTGGTCTGGTCTAGGTAGGTCGAGAATGGCGACGAGGTGCCGTGAAGTGCGGCGGCGTCGAATGCTCGGGCGAATGCTTCACCAACCTGGTCGCGGACCAAGTTCATGTAGTTGCCTGGGTTTGCGCGAACAACTTCAGCCGAGACGATGGCCACGGTGGCAATCTTCTTCGGGTCCATGTTCTTTAGCGCTAGCGAACCAGACGATGCTGGCTTCTGTGCGCCTTCAGCAACCCAACCAGCCGACAACTTGCCAGTAACTACTGGAACTGAGGTGCCGTTGATTGATAGTGGAACCTCGCGGACGAGGGACTGAACTACTGAGGTGCGGGCGGCCTTTTCGAAAATCGGAGCGGCCTGCTCGCGGGTTAGAAAGCCCGAAAAATCGGACAGTTTGGTGGCGTTATCTACTGCCATTTGGTGTCTCTCCTTACAAGAGGTTGTGGGTTAATTGATGCCCAGTTTCGCTTTCAAATCCGCGAGTAGCGGGTCTGAGTTCAGGGCTGGTGCGTTGCCCCGAGTCCCCTGGCCAAGGTCTGGAAATGCTGGGGTGGCTGGGGTTGCGGTGTTCGAGTCCACCCATGCGCGCATGGCGTCGTCGTTGACGGTGCCATCTGCTTGGATAAACGCTGACTTGTCGAATGCGAGTATTGCGTTAGCGGTGAGGGTTTTACCGTTGAGTAGGGTTTCCAGTTTTGCGTCTAGAAGTCTGCCTGCGTATTCTGCTACGGTGGCCTGTCTCGCTTCGGCTTTCGCCTGTTCGATGGCTCGTTCCGTGTCTGACAGCATGGAGCGCTTCAACTCTTCCAACTCGGCCGCGGCTTGGGCGTTGGCCTTGGCGCGTTCCTCGTGTTTACGCGCTAACTGCTTCCACTTCTCGGCTTCGACGACTGGGTCGACCGTGGCGGTCTCAGTTGCCTCTGGCTGGGTAGTGGTTTCTGCATTCTCTTGGGCGTTTTCGCTCATGAGTGTTTCCTTTCCGTGTCGGATTGGTTTTTCCCGTTTCGGGCATCGGCAATTTGCCGAAGTTTAGATGTCGCTCGGGCCTGTGAACTTGTGGCCTTTGACGGTCAACAGCGGGCCAATTTCGCCGTGCTGTTCGATAGTGATAAGTCGGTAGTCGATGTCTCTGGCGTTTCGCGCTGAGGCACCAAATCGTTTGGCCACCGCTTCATGGGTGGCTTCCAGGTTGGCTTCGTCAATGACTTGGCCTGGGTCGCGGTTGCCGTAAATTGGCATCTCTCCGCAGTCACAGCCTGGGTGGATTGGGAGCAGGTCTTTGACGTTGTAGCGCTGAGTGCTGGCGACGTAACAAAGTCCGCAGTTTTCGGAGCCGCTCAACACTCGGGCGTAGCCGACGATGTTGGAGTTGCCACCGCGGACGAACAGGCCTGTCTGTGTTTTGGCCAGTTGCATATCGGTGCGGGCGATGTTGTAAATCCTGGCCGCTCCGAGGTTCAAAGCGGTGTCTAGCGGTTTCCCGTCACCTAGGGCGATGCGGGCGGTCACGAATCCGCGGGTGTAGATTTCAGCGGCTGTCACTGCACCGCCCCGCAACTCGCTAGGGTTTAGCAGGTTACGGGGCATGCGGCGAGGGTTGAACTCTTGCCCGAGAATTGTGGCTAGGGTTGCGTAGTAACCCCTAGTCAGGGTGGACATTTGGACAGTGCCTGCGGCGACTAAGGGTAGGACGTTTTTCAAGAACTTAGCCACTGCGGCGTCGTCTACGCCTCCGATTTCTAGGAATCGTTTCTTGGCGTAACCTGCCACCTCGTCGGTCAGTCGGTTAGACTGCCCCAGGTATTGTCTGCTGAGTTCCTGCGGTGTTGGCGGTTTGGGTTTCTTGCTGGCCATTTCCGAAGAGTCCTGTCAGTAGTTGCTCGCCTGCTTTTTCTGCTTCCATCTCGTCGATTTCGGCTGGGCTGAAGCCGCCGATTAGCGACATTCGGGAGCGGAACGGAACGTCGGTGAATTTCGCGATTGCGTCGCCTCGCTCGGCTAGGCTGTGTCGTTCTGGTGATTGCCACAGCGGTTCTAGGTCGAGTAGGCTGGCTCGGGCTTCGTCTCCGACGTAACGGAACATCAGCGACATGACGGTTGACCACGCACTGCTTACGCGGGCGATTCTGTCTTCCGTCTTGAACACTAGGCCCTCGCGGGCCAGCGCGGCACCCTCGGCGCTTTGCGACTCGCCACCAGGGGTTAGGTAGTGGAGCGGGGTTCGCGTGACTGCGGCGAAGTCTTGAATGTCGTGTTTCGCGGCGGCCAGGATTCCTTGGATGTCGGTCTGTCCCGATTCCCAAATCTCAGAACCTGGCGGTAGTAGCCAGAGTGAGCCTGGGCCTGGGCTGAACAGGCCGTTGTAGTCGATGCTGTTGCCGTCGGCGTCAAGTTCTGGCAGGTCGCCTTTGATGGCTCGCTGTTTGAACGCTTGAGTGGTGACGATAACCAGTCGCTGTAGGACGGTGTGGTTGATACGGTCTAGAATGTCTAGGTGGGTCTCGAACTCGCCAAGGCCACCAAGGTTCTCGAACTGCACAACTGGGACGACACCTAGCGGGTTAGCGCCTGAACGTTCAGTGTCCAATTCCCAGCCAGCCATTTGAACTAGTGAGCCGTTTGCAGGCTTGTAGTAAACGACGACTTGGTCTGGGGTGTAGAAGTAGGCGTAGTCCAGTTCGACGTTGTCGTCGCGGTAGACTTTCATCGCGGCCAACACGCGACGGCGGTCCACAGGGTCTGTGATAACCGTCATTTGCATTGGGTGTTCGATGGTCACCTGCGGAGCGCCAGTGAATGCCGAGACAGGGCCTACGATTGCGTAGGACTTGCCGTAGGTCAACATCCAGTCGTGTGCGTCTGCAGAACCGACGACTAGGTCGTTGGCTTTCCACAGGCGACGGGCCTCGCGGTCGCCGTTCTCATCACCGTCTGCTCCTGTGCGGAAACCGCCGATGTTCATGCGCTCGCGGACTGCGGCCACCGACAGGTGAGCCAAGTTGGTGCGGGCTTTTTGTTGGAATCTGCGGTAAGCGGCTGAGCAACCCTCTGCCCCCTCAGGGAGCGGTGCGTTGCCTGTCGCATAGCGGTGCAGGGTTTCCAAGCGTGGCATTTCGTCGGACAGTTGTTGCATCAACCGAGTGAATAGGGCAGGCAGTTGAGCCATGCGGGGGTCTCCTATCTAACACGGCGAACAATGGTGCGGGTCGGGCGGGCGAGGTCTTTCGATACCGCATCTACACGGGCGGCCCAGGCAAGGTTGGCGGCGATGGCCGCGTCAATCTTGTTAGGGCTGTCTGGGTGTTCTTTGTAGATTTGGATACCGTTACGACCTGCGCGTCTTCTGGCATTTAGTATGTGGCGGGTCAGTGCTAAACTGCCGTCGTGGGTCATTTCTTTTTGAACGACGGAGTTGTAGAACTGCTCCAGTGAACGAACTACTAGGTAGGAACGGCCACCCGACATCCACCACTCAATAGGGTGTTGGAATGACGATTTGACCTTCAGTTTCTTACCGAAAGCGGCTTCCCATTCAGCGATGTAGGACTCCCATTTAGCAGGGTCGGCGTAGAAGCCGACGACGTTGTATTGCTCAAACGCACGTCTAACTTCGTTGTCGACTTCTGCAGTCGGGACTTCCCAGTCATCTCCTGCTGGGCCGTCTGGTTGTTCCCAGACGCGGATTTGGAACAAGTGGCCGTCCGAAACTCGACAACCGATTAGGGCTGTCGCGTCGGCCACGCCGCGGGAGCGTTTGCGGGAACCGTCAAACCCGAGGGTTATGACGTCGCCGCGGGCCATCTGCTTAGACGTGTCCAGACATGCGTTCCATTCAGGAGCGGATATCCAGGCGTCTTTGCTTGAGGTCGGCTGGTTGAAGTAGTAACGACGTGAGTCTTGCGGGTCGTTACGTGGGTCCCAGATTTCGGACAAGATACGGTCTAAGTCCATCACTTCTGCGAACGGGCCGTAGGCCTCGCGCAGTCCTTTGATAACTTCGACCTCGTCCGACATGTCGATGTCGGCGTCTGCCTCTCGGTGGTCAAACAGTAGGCGGGCTTTTTTCGCTTTACCCTCAACGATGGACTTGGCCAGGTTGTGAGTTTCTTCCGCTACTGAGTTCTCCCCAGGCATATACATTGTCGAGGTTTCAAGGCTCCACGGCTCGGCCTGTTTACGCTTGGCCAAGTTACGTCGAACTGTGGCATACATGCGTTTCAGGTCGGGACGGGTGTAGAGGTGGGTCTCGTCAAAGACCACCATCGACTCTTTACCACCATCTTTGGACGAGTTGCTGGCCGTAGATGGGACGATTTCGCCACCGCCTGGAATGAAGATACGGGTCAGACCTGCGGCGTCACGTGGTAGGCCTTCAGCCAACGGCCCCTCAGTTAGGTTGAAGTGGACGTTGTCGTAAGTGTTGCCTGCCTGGTTCTCTTCAGTCGCTAGACAGCGGATAACTGGGGCAGTTACGGTGTGGCCTACAGGTTCGCCCTCTTGGTAGAGGTAGGTCTCGCCTTTGTAGTCGTAGGTCTCGCCTGCTTCTGCCCAGTGGTCGAATCGGGCTGGCCCGAACGCTTCATACAGGACGATGAACCCTGCCAGTTCGGATTTCGCGCGACCTTTGGCTCGGCTTAGAAAGGCTGAGTCGTAGAGTCGGCGTCCGTTCTCGTCTAGGGCGTAGCAGTCGATGATGAACCCTGCGAACTCGTCGTCTAGTTCAACTCGCTCGCCCTGGACGTCGCCTGGGCCGTGGATGCAGAAAGTCTCAATCCACCAGATGGCGTGCCACCCGAGTGACTTGGTGCGGTCGTGGTAGCCGTTAGTTACTAGTTCACGAGCCATTTGCGAGTCTCGCTCGTCGGTCGCTCAGTTGAGCCACTTGGGCCACCGCGGTGGGAGTGGTCTCTTCTTCCAAATCGACGTAGCGAATGCGCAAGTCTCGGCGGGAGTCCACGGTAGTTCCCAGGATACGTTCACGTTGGCGGAGTTCTGCGGCCGCGGTGACGGAGCCGTAAACGCTGGCCGCGTGCACCATGGCGGTGTCTAGGGCAAACGTCCAGTCGGATTCAATCCAAAGTCTGCAGTGTGGCATTGTGCTGACTGCGTGCCACCAGTCGCGGGTGCGGTCTTCAATTGGGACCACTACGAGTTCGCCGTTTTTCACCATGATTTGGCGGACTAGGGGCAGTTCTGGTCTTGGGCCTGTGTAGGGCTTGTTCGGAACTTGGGTCCAGTCGTGGGTAGGGGCGTGGCGGGTCACCGTTGGGCGGCCGCTTGGCTTTGCTCCTGAAATTGGCATTTTCGTCTCCCGTGTCGGGTTGGCAAGCCCGTGTCGGGCTGGTTTGTTTTTTACGCGCGTGCGCGCATATGAAATGGCTTCGGTTTTGCACGCACAGCGAGCCACAGCATCCTACCAGTCTCAGACACACCCGAGGGGAAATACCCCCCCTTATCTAAGGCCAGGGTGTTTCTCTTTGGGGTGTCGTTCGCTGACTCGGCGTGCGGCTTTTTGGCCTTCACGTGCTGATTTCTGTTTGTGGTGCCATTTGCACAGCCACTGCAGGTTGGAGAGTTCGTGGTTGTCGCCTGCAACGATGTGGTCGCAGTCGGTTCCTTGGTCTGGGCATCGGCGGCCGTCGGGGAGTGCGGTTTCGCATTGGCCGTTGGCTCTGGTTTTGGTTTGTTCTCGTAGGTGGGGCCAGTTTTTTGGCAGTCGCTGTCTACGGTTTGAACCTGCCCAGGGGGTGGGGGTAGATGGGGTATCCATGGGGCCTCGCTGTGGCGGGTGGGGGGATATCCTAAGATGATATATTCACGGATATGCTGAAACGGCCCCAGCCTTTGAATAGGGCTGTGCCGTGCATAAAAATTATAACACGAACGGCGGGTTTGGTTTGTTTTGGTTAGTCTGTCGGCGTGTCGTTGTTTTCGATTTCCCAGCCGAGTTGGCGGATTTCGGTTTCGCCTAGCCAGGTTTCGCCACAGTCTTGACATTCTCCTCGGCTGTTGTCGAATGACCTTTGCCAGATGATTCTGAGTGAGTGGCTGAGTTCTTTTTCTTCGTTTTCGTGCATTTCGGCTTGGCATGCTGGGCAGGGGACGGTGAGTTCGATTATGACGGGCGGGTCGAACTTGAGGTCGATTGCTTTGACCCAGTTGTTTAGGGTTTGGGTGTCTAGGGTTAGGGGTTCGATGTCTTGGTTTGGGCCGAGTTGTTTCACTTTTTGGTGCCAACGTTTGATGGCTTGGATTAGGTCTTTTGGTCTGGGGTTTGTGCTGTAGGCGTCCCAGATTTGGCTCATTTCGCTGTCAATTCGTGTGAGCAGGGCTAGGGCTGAGAAGTCTAGGACGGCTCTTGTGTTGGCCAGGCCTTGGCCTCGGTTGATGGCGCTGTTTGTTGAGCCGATTGCGTCGTCTAGTTGTTCGATTAGGGGTGGCAGTTCGAGGATTGTGGTGATGAGTTCGCCGTCCCATTCTGGGTCGCCTGTTTCTTGGTAGACGATTTCGTGGTAGGGTTTGGTGAGTTTGGCGACGGCTTGGTCTAGTTGGATTAGTTGGAATTGGTGGTCTGCGTTGTTTTCCATTGGTCGCTTTCTTGTTGGGGGCGGGGTGACGACAGGAGACATTGACTGCCGCCACCCCTATCCGCTGACTGGCCCGAGCGGTGCTCGGTCAGGACCCAGTGAGCGGGTTTTTTATCGGCCGCTTGAGCCGAAGCCTTGGTTGCCTCTTGGGTGGGTGTCTAGTTTGGCCACTTCTTTGGGGTGGTGTTGTGCGGTCCAGTTTGGCATGAGGATTAGTTGGGCGACGCGGTCTCCTTTGAAGATGGTGACTTTTTTGCGGCTGAGGTTGAATACTCCTGCGTAGAGTTCTCCTCGGTAGCCTGGGTCGATGATGCCTTGGTTGACCATGAGGCCGTGTTTGCGGAGTGTGCTACTGCGGCCTGTGAGCATGGCCCAGGTGTCGCTGTTGAGTTGGACTGCGACTGAGCAGGGGATGTCGACGAATTGGCCTGGTTTGATTGTGGTTGTTTGGGAGACGTAGAGGTCGAGGCCTGCGTCGTCGGGGTATGCGCGGCTGGGCGAGAAGCCGTTCTCGTTGAGTTTGAGGAACGGGAGTGGGGTCAGAGCCTTTTCGAGGTCTCTCGTGGCTTCCGTGACCCATTCCGTGGCTTCTTCGACCCCTGTCTCGGTCAGTGGGTAGGTTTTGAATAGGTCTGGGTGGGTGAGTTTGGCCCAGGCTCCTGGCATGGCCCAGGTGTGGGGTTGGTTGGTTAGGAATGCGACGGGTTGGCCGTTTTCTAGGGCGCGTTCAACTTCGACTGGCACTCCCCAGGATTTTGAGCCTTTTGGCCAGAGGACGATTAGGCCACTGGCTTGGTCTTGGGCGTGTCGGTTGATTTTTTCGATGGTTGGTTCTGGGGTTGCTTCTGGTGAGACCCAGAATGCTTGGCCTGGTTTGAACAGGTGGGCGTTGCGTTTGGCCAGTTCGTGTTCGATTGCCTGGGTGGCTTTCTGAACGGTTTCGGCCACGTGGTTGTTGGCGAGGTCTATTGGGTGGCTGAGGTAGATGAGCACGGGGTTTCTTTCTTTTCGTTGTTGGTCCAGATTCGAAGCGCTGGTTGGCAGGGGTCTCCCCCTGCTTCCCAGTCTTCGTTTTCTTCGTCGGTGTTTTCTAGGCCGTCGTGTGTTGCGCATACGAGTTCGCTACAGTAGCCGAGTTTGATTCCGATTTGGAGCCAGTCCCAGAGTTCGAGTTCTGGCTGTTCAGCCATTGTTCTTTTCCAGGGTTTTGTGGATTTGGGTTGCGAGGGTTATCAGTTTGCTTGCTGTGGTCTCAACTCCCCAGTGGGTGGTTTCGGTTCCGTCTGGGTTTGTGGTCCAGCCGTGGATGAAGATTTGGCCTCCTGTGTAGTGGATTCTGGTTTTACTGGTGGGCATGTCTTCGTGGGTTAGGGTGTTGCCTAGGACGTCGGCTTTCCAGCCGAGGTTTTCTAGTGTTTCTCTGGTTAGGTCGAATAGGACCTTTGGGTCGGTGTTGGTCATACTGGCCAGCCGCCTTTCTCGCGGATTCGTTGGACCATCTTGATGTAGATGGCGATGTCGTGTAGTGTGTCGTCGGATACTGGTTTGCCGTTTGCTATTGCGGCGGACCAGCGTCCTAGTTTGCCGACGACGTAGAAGTAGATTCCGAGTTCTGCGGCTTCTGCGTCGTTGACTTCTTGTTTGGCGATGTGGGCGAGGTCTCGTCCGATGTTGATTAGGTCGATTGCTCGTCCGTTTCCGCCATATTCAAGGATTTTTGGTAGCAGTGGTGCGATTTCTGCGTCTGCTTTGTCTAGCCACCATTTGTGGAGTTCTTTTGGGTCGATTTCCATAGTTACCAGACCACCAGTGCTGAGGCTGGGCCTGTGGTCACGATGCCGACTGGGACGCCTGCGTCGCGTTGGACTTCTTTGAGCAGGTTGTTTAGGTCGGTTTCGGTTTCTTCGTCTAGGCTTCCCCAGGTTTGTAGGTCTCGGATGCCTGGGATTTTCTGGTCGACCATGGTTAGGGCGACTAGGACTTCGACGCGGCCTTGGTAGAAGCCTTGTGGTTTCTTGTAGGTGGTTCCGCCGTTGGCTACTGCGGCGTCGCGGATTAGTTCTGCGTCCCATTCTCCTACGCGTCGCACTTTGTGGGTGACGGTGGTTTTTTCGATTGGTAGGCCGAGTTCTTCCCAGGTGGTTTCGCCTTTGAGTGGGCCTGAGTTGCCTGCGACGCGGATTGGGTAGACTCGGGCGACTAGCCACACGCCGATGGCTTCGATTCCTGGTGCCCAGGGGCTGATTCCTGCCATGGCTAGGAAGTCGATTGCTCTGGTGTCGGAACTGGTGCATTGTGGGTAGTGGCCTGCGTGCAGTCCGAGGCCGTAGCCTTGGGTGCCTTCAATTGCGATGATGGCGTTGTGTTTGTCGGTCCATTCTGCGATGAAGTGTAGGGCTTCTTTGGCGTCGATGATTTGGCCTCCGATTGCTTGGATTCGTCGCATGGCGTCTTCGTTGTCGATGATGCGGTCTGCGGCTCTCATGATTCGGTCTGCGCGTGCGGCTCCGATGCCTTTACCTGTTGAGCCGAGTTTGTTGTGGATGTCGAGGTCGGTTTCGGTGTCTTTGTGTTTCTGTTCTAGCAGTGTGGCTTCTCCGCTGATTACGAGTTTGGAGACTGGGTGTCCGTGTTCGCGGAGTAGGGCCACTTCTGCTTCTAGGACTTCGAGTTCGATTTCGGAGCCTGGGGCGATGTAGAGGGTGGCTTCGTGGTCTACTGCGGCGGCCACTGGGATTGTGCGTAGTGGGAATGCTTGGCCTTTTTTGTCTAGGACGGTGTGGCCTGCGTTTGGTCCTGCTACTCTGATGTTTAGGACGGTGTCGTGTTTGTCGCGGAATTCGTCGTTGGTGACGATTTGCGCGGTGACGTGTCCTTTACCCTCGGAGCCGAACATGGCTCCTGTGATGATGTGCACTTTACTCACGGTTGTTTCTCCTGTTTCTTTCTAGTTGGTTTCTGTTTCTATTCTTGTTTTAGCAAGTTGTAGGTATTCTGGGTTGATATCGATTCCGATAAAGTTGCGGCCGTTTTTGATTGCGGCGACTCCTGTAGTTCCTGAGCCACAGAACAGGTCTAGGACTGTGTCTCCTGTGTTGGTCCCTGCTAGGACGCATGGTTCGATTAGGTCTTGTGGGAATGTGGCGAAGTGTGCGCCTTTGTATGGTTTCACTGGGACGGTCCAGACGTCGCGTTTGTTGCGTTGTTCGGTGCCGTTTTTGGTGGTGGTTGGTTCTTTTAGTTGGTTGAATAGGTAGTTTGGTTTTTTAGTGAGCAGGAAGATGTATTCGTGGCTTTTGGTGCATCTGTCGGTTACGCTTTCTGGGGTTGGGTTTGGTTTGGCCCAGATGATGTCTTGGCGCAGGTGCCATCCGTCTGCTTGTAGTGCGAATGCGAGTTTCCATGGGATACCGACTAGGTCTTTGTGTTTGATTGGTGTGTTTTTGAAACTGGAGGCCATGCGGTTGGCGGCGCTACCTTTGGGGACTAGTGTTCCTGTGCTGTTGCCTCGGTTGGTGTCTGGGGTTGCTTTTCCGTCTCGGTATGAGGCGTATGAGTCTCCGATGTTTAGCCACAGGGTGCCGTTGTCTTTTAGGACTCGTTTGGCTTTATGTAGCACTTTTACTAGGTTTTCGATGTATTGGTCTGGGGTTGGTTCGTGGCCGATTTGGAGGTCGGTTCCGTAGTCTCTCAGGCCCCAGTAGGGCGGTGACGTGATGATGGTTTGGATGCTTTGGCCTGGGATTTGGTTTAGGACGTTTGAGGCGTGGCCTGGGATTAGTTGGTAGTTGGTCATTATGCGGCCACCTTTTCTTCTGAGGCGAACTGGGCTAGGACGCGAATGTATGAGCCGATTTCGCTTGGCTTGAGGGTGATTTGCTTGCCTGTGAAGGTGATGTAGGTGCCGTGAATGCGGAATGCTTTGGCTGAGCCGCCTACGGTGTAGCGGCTTGCGTAGATGAAGATTTGGCCGCGGGCTAGGGAGTAGGTTGGTAGTTCGTGGCGGCCTTTTACTGAGATGTTGATGCGGTAGGTGTCGCGGTTCTGGTTTGAGTCGTCGTGGATGGCGACTTCGAGGTTGTGTAGGGTTGCGTCTGCTAGTAGGCGGTTTACTTTACCTGATTTTGTTGCTTCACTCATTTTGTGTCTCTTTCCTGTTGGGCGGGGGTCCTGTCCCTGCTGTATTTCCATTCAACCATATCGCGTGTCATTTTGTCAAGTTCTGTGTTTCGGCGTGTCGTGGAGCGTGTCGTGGGGGTTGGTAAGCGGTAAGCGTGGTAAGCACTATATGACCCTCGGGTGCGTGCGCGAGCGTGCGCGCGTGTTTGTGTGTTCTCTTGGGTGCTTACCATCTTACCAAATATATTAATAGGGTTTTCTTGCTTTTCCTGACGGGGGAGACGTGGTAAGACAAGGGTGCTTACCAAGCGCTTACCAAAACCCTCTAGACGCTTACCAGACATTATTCTGAACCCTGGGCGCGGGTTAGGACGGCGTCTGCGTAGGCTTTCGGCAGTTTCCGATACCAGGCTTTGGTTCGGGTTCCGCTTACCGCCCAGGATTTGCCACGTTCCATGAGGAGCGAGTCGGCTTGTTGTTTGAGGGCCGCTTCGGTTTCAGTTCGCTGTTCAACTTTGTGGTTGCGGTCTCTTGCCCAGGCTTGCGCCAGCATTGGGATTGACACCCAGACTTCGAGTTGTTCGTCGTTGTCAGAGGTGAGGGTCCCATCCCACTCGGCTCCCCCAACAGGCCTGACGAAGACAGGGGTTCCGACACCTGCGAAACGGCCAGCCTCAGGTGCGGCCAACGGCGAGTTCGGGAACGACCACGTGCGCAACGCCCAAGGCAGGATTTGAGTGGTTAGGGTGTTGTCCCTGTCTAGCCAGCCGTTCAACTCTTGCGCCGCAATCCAGGCCTCCACGCGTAGGGCATGCTCTCCTTGTCCTCTCCACGCCTCGTCGTGACCACAGAGGTGGTCGAGAAGGTGTGCGCCCGCTCTGAGGACTGCCATCTTGTCGTTGTGGCGTCCAGAGCCGTGCCGTTTGGCTTTCTTCAACGCTTCCATCACTTGGCTGGATGCGGCGAGCGCTGTCTGGACATACCAACCTGCGAGCGCGGTCAGGCCTTGAGTCTCGTCGGGGTATTCCGCTTTCAGGTCGAGGACGTCTTCCCACTGGGACCAGTCGCCCCTGGCCGATTTGCGGCCTTTCGGGCTTGGCACTTCTAGGACGATGCAACGGTCGATGAGCGCTTTCTGCTGGTTCATGCCTAGCGATTCGCCTGTGATTAGGATTGGGGCGACCACTTGGGTGTTTTTGATGCCGCTCCTGTCCATGTCCATTTTGCTTGCGGTGCCGTTGCTGGTGCTGGCTCGGAGCAGTTCGCCGTAGGGTTCGAGGCTGTCGAGGTCGTCGGCCCAGACGATTCCGTTCTTGTTTGCGGACGAGTAGTCGCGCAGAACTGGGCGGGTTGGGGCGATTTGGCCTCGGTGGTTGCCGTTCATTTGGACCATGAGGTCGAAGAATCCGTTGGTCTTGCCACTCTCGCTGACGGCTTCCACTCCGAAGAATGGGAACAGGCTGGTCCTGGCTTGGATTTGCGGTTTGAGTAGGCAGGCGGCCCACCATGCGCCGAACACTGAGGTTACGGTTTCGTCTTGGAATGTGAGCACTTCTCGCAGGACGGCTTGTGCTTTGTCAATGTTGTGGTTGAAGCCGTAGTTGAAAGGGGCCACGTCACGTTCGACGAGTTGCGGGTTGGCGACGACTCCTGCGAGTTCTTTGTTCTTCCATCCGTCTTGGGTGATTGTCCCGTCGTGGGTGATGAACGCTTTGAGGTCGTCGTGCCAGCCGAGGGTTTCAACAATGTGGACTTGGCTTGGGTTTTGCGAGTTGAGGTAGCGGAGCAGGCGGACGCCTGTTGCGGTGCGTGGGATTGCGTTCATTGGTGGGTCTACTGAGAGGCCTCGCATCGCTAGCCATTTACGCAGGGCGCGGTCGTCGCCTAGGAGTTCTGCGTTCATGGTGGTGTCGATTTTCTGGTCATACCAGTGCAGTCTGACCCAGAACATGCGTCGGCCGAGTTCGTCAACTGCGACGCCGAGTGCTTCCATGTCGAAGTCTGCGAAGTTGGCCAGGGCGGGGATTGCTTCGTCGCCTTGTTTGATTACGACTTGGCACTGGATGGTGCGGCCGTCTCCGACTAGGTAGCCGTTCTCTTCGGTTGCGGCGCGTTCTTGGTGGTTCATTATCTCTGTGCGCCAGATTGAGTCTAGGGTTTTCTCCAGTTCGAACTTGGCCAGCGGCTCAGTTAGGAGCATGTTCGCTTGTTCGCAGTGTAACTGGTAGAGGTCGCGGTTGTTGCGGTGTTGTTTGGCGTAGTGGCCAGCGACTCGGGTTAGCCAGTCGTTTCGGCCACCTTGCGCTGGTGGGTTGAGTAGCAGGTCGGTTAGGCTGTTGTTGTGTGGGCTGGTTTCGCCTCGGTTGTTGACTAGGACTAGTCGGCCTGGGTCGAGTTTGGTCGCTGGTTTGCTTTTCGGTTTCTCGTTGCCTAGGGGGATTCCTGATTCTGCCCAGATGGCTCGAACTTCAGTGTCGGTCAGGGTGTGTTCGATTCCGTAGTTGGCGGTGCCGATGGTGTAGGGCTGGCCTGTGGCTTCGTGGCGTGTTGGTGGCATGACGATGTAGGAGCCTCGGCCGATTTTGATGTCGAGGCCTCGTCCTAGGGCGGCGGTTTTCGGTTTGATTTCGGAGCCGAGGGTGCCTGGGACGACTCGGTAGATGAGGTGTCGGTTTCCGTTGCCTCGGCCGCTGAGGTGGGTTCTGGTTGGTGGGAATGCTTCTAGGATTTGGCCACCGTGTTGCAGGTCGATGTCGAATGCGACGCGGTCGTCTCCGAGGTTAGCGCCGATGCCTGCGTTTGGGACGCGGGTCCACCAGCCGATGATTCTGTCTTGGTCGGTGGTGCCGTCCCAGGCTCCGTGTCCGTCTTGGCCACATTCGCCTCGACAGGTGATGCCGTTGTCGTGCGCTCGCGGGAGCAGGGGGACTTTAGTGCCTGGGCGGAGCGGGAAGACGTTCCATCCGTTCTCGGCTAGTTCTAGGGCGGCGATTAGGTTGTGACCTGCGCTTGACTGGACCTGTTCCAGTTGGTGGTCGTTGAGTTTCACGGTGTCTCTTTTCTAAGTTGTGGTTGTGTGGGGAGCGACGGCCCGAGGACAAAGGGGGGAAACCTCGGACCGCCGCTCGCACGGGCGGGAGTTGAGCCTTGGGGGTTAGAAGGCTTCGTCGTCTCCCGCGGTCTTGACGGCCGCGTCGCCTGCTGGGTAGACGGCCTTTACGCCGTTCACCTGCTCGCCGCGTCGTGGGCCGTTCTGGATGGTGCGGACTTCGATTTCAATGATGGCCTGTTCGCCTAGCATTTCGTCGGTGTCCGAGTCGGTGGTGTAGCCGAATGCCTGGAAGAATGCCTTGACGCGTGCGGCTGACACGGCCTGGAACTTCTCCCATTTCTCTTCGCCGTTCACGTAAGAGGCTGGGGCCTTACCTGCGATTGGCAGGTTGAGGTTGAGCCACTGGCGGCCTGGCTGGCGGGTGCCGTCTAGGCTGTGAATCTCGTTGAACTCGGCTGACCACTGTAGGCCTCCGTGGTTGGCGTCTTTGACTTCAACCTTGGCCAGGGTTGCTAGGTAGCGGCCTGGTTCAATGAGTGAGTAGCCACCGCTGAATGCTTCGACGGTTTCTACTGCTTGCTGGGCTTGGGCGTTTAGTTTAGGCATTTGACTGCTCCTTAGGGGTTGGGTTGTTCAGTTGGGTTTGTAGTGGGTCGGTGTCTTCCGTCAAGGTGCCGTTCTCGTAGTCGAGGATTCGGCCGATGGTTGGGTTGACTAGGACTTTTGGCAGGATGCCGAGTCGGTCCTTGCCGCGATACTTGCCCGAGGAGCGGGTTAGTGCACGGAATGGTTTTCCCTCGGAGTCGTCGGCCGCTGAGCAGGCGAGGACGAGGTCCACGTAGCCTAGCAGGTCGGTTTGGACTCCTGGGGTGACGGCTGGGCCGTATTGGACTTTGCCTGTGTCGTCGTCTACGTCACGTCGCTCTAGGGCGGTGACTACGAAGTGGCAGGGCAGGTCGCGGAACTTACGGAGTATGTCGCGGAACATCTTCGACATGGTGCCGTAGTCTGAGCGGTCGGTGAAGAACTGGTCGATTTGGTCGATGTTCACACCTTTTCGTTCTGCCTTGCTGATTCGGTCGTTTGCGACGAAGTCGACGAGGGCCTGGACCACTTCAGTGGCTGAGTCGAAGACGACTCCTGCCCATGATTTCGGGTCTCGTGCGAGGTCTGCCTTGATTTGGCGGTAGACTTCGTCGAGTCCTGCGTGGCTGATTGCGGTGCCTGATGGAGGCCACACTTGGATGCGGCTGGTGTCGATTCCGTGCCGTTTGAGTGTGTTCTTCTTCATGCCGCCCTCGGCGTTGACCACGAGGACGTTGCCGTAGCCGAGGTTGGCCAGGCTGACTGCCGCTGTGGTTTTTCCTGAACCCTCACGTCCGAATAGCAGGACGTTTAGGTATTCGTCTGTTTCGTCTAGCGACGCGAACAGGCTGGACTTGCTGGAGGCCACGGGGGTGACCTTAGCAGTCTCTACGGTTTCGGCGGGTGCCTGGCCGTCTGTGACTTTTGCCATTTGTTGCTTTCTGTTAGTGGTTTCTGCTGGGAACCGCCCAGTCGGTTTCTTGCCTGTCTATCTTATCATGCCTCTCTGACAAGGCACAAGGCGACACGCGGGCAAAAATCTAGTGGTCTGGTGTTGCTAGTTCGTAACCGAACCTTGGGTAGTCGTCGGGTGCTGTGACGAAGCGGTAACCTTTTGGTGCGTTGTGGTGGAAGAGCCACTCAATGGCTTGCCACTCGTTGGAGATGTCTCCGAAGTGGCTGGCGGCGTCGACCATACGGACGGCTTCTGCGAGCGCTCCGCCTTGCTTGTCTGCGTATTCACGCATTTGGGCCACGACGGTGAACGGGTCGGCGGAGTTGCCGACTTCGATGAATGTTGGCTGGTCGGTCATTTGGTTCTCCTTTTAGTGAGGTTGCCGAGTTTAGTGAGCAGTTGGACTGTGAGGTCCAGAGCCTGGTTGGCCAGTCGTAGGCTGGCGAGTTTCAACTTTGGCTTGGTGAAGTAGTGCCATTTATTTTTGGCCGCGTAGATTAGGACGGGCAGTGGGTAGCGTTTTCTCGGGGTTCCGCGGTGGCGGGCGTGTTTGCTCACTTGGTTTTCTGCCTTTCCAGTTCTTGGACTTCTTCAAGTAGGTGTTTTAGGACGGCCAGTCTTCTGGTGACTTCTTCCAGGATTGCGGCTTGGCGGGCGGTGATTTCTTCGTTGCTCATTCGTCGTCTCCGTATTCGTCGTAGCGGTCTCGCACTGCGGTGATGAACACGAGGCCGATTAGGAACCAGAGGCCTAGGGCGACGAAGAGGATGGTGCCGAGCACGGCTAGCAGTTCGCTCATGCGGCCACCCACTCGCCTGTGCCGTTGGTCTTGAGGTTGCGGTAGATTGCGCCGTGCTTGTCTTGGCGGGCTGGGTAGAGCCAGCGGCCGATTTTCACTGGGGCGATGTCTTTGACGGTCATGGCCTCGGTGTTGACGTGCTTAGCCATTCTCTGGACTGCGCGGTTGGTTGCGCCTGCGGCTTTCATCTGGACGCGGATTTCGTAACGTCTGATGGCGTTGGCCAGTTTGACCTTGAGTGCTGGTGAGGCGATTAGGTCGACGGCTTGTGCCTCGGTTAGTCCGCCTCGTTCAAAGGCGGCCAGCAGAACTGCGACGTGGCGTGCGTCGTGTCCTGGGCAGTAGCGTGACTTGGTGGTTGCGGTTGCGTGGCCACAGCCACACTGGCAGATGTTTGCGGTCATTTGCGTGTCTCCTTTTTCCTGTGGGTTACTTGGTTAGTGGTAGGCGGTAGATGTAGGCGGTGCGCTTGGTGCCTGCAACGTCTGGGACGATGGCTTTGACGAGTTCGAAGCCTGCGGCGTGTAGGTTCATGGCCTGCTGGGCGTCGATTGTGTAGAACTCGAAGCCGACGGCCACGACGTTCTTGTCGGTGCGGTAGGCGGTCTTGTTGTTCACGTCGTAGTTACAGCGGATGCTGAGTGCTAGGCGGCTGTATTCGTCGTTGTTGTTGACGCGGACGCCTGCTTTTTTGGCGGCGTTGCGGAACTGAATCTTGCTTGCGTAAACGGTGGTGCTTTCCATTTGGTGTCTCTTTTCAGTGGGGGCTTGGGACCTGTTCCCTTGCCTGTATTTCAATTCAACCATATTCCGTGTCTGTTTGTCAAGTCCTAACACGTCGGCGTGTCGCTAAACCAACGCGCGGAAATCCGCCGCCGATAGAACCCTCATCTGTTGGTCCGTCTTCTGGCCCAGAAGCACCCGCTTGCGCTCGTCCACCGTCCCGACCGTCACATACTCGCGAATCGTCACGGGCCTGGTCTGGCCCATGCGGTGAACTCGGTATCTGGCCTGCTCGTTGCGGCTCGGCTTGTAGGACATCTCCACGAAGATGGCCATGTCAGCCACCGTCAAAGTGAGACCCTCGGCCAAGGTCTCCAAAGACCCGACGAGGACATCGAGACGCCCCGCCTTGAAGTCAGCAATCGCCTGGCTCTTCAGGGCCTCGGAGACCCCACCGTGGACCGCGGAGGCACTAAGACCGAGCGACTGGGCCACGGCCACGCACGCCTCAACCGTCTGGCGGTAGTGGGCCAAAACGAGGGTAGGTCTGGAACGGCCCTCAAGGTCGAACTTCAACTGGTCGAACTTACCGCCACTAGGGACGGCCGTTTTCGGGTCAAGCATCCACTCAGACGTGGTCAACCTGTCCAACATGACCTGTTTCGAGCCATTAGTCCAGGCCACCAACTCTTGGCCACTCTCAGTCGTGGTCACCAGTTCAGTCTTCAACTCACGGTAAACCCGCTTCTGGGAGGCCGACATCTCAATGCGGACCACTTGCTGGGTCAGTTCTGGTAAGTCCAGGCACTCGTCACGAAGACGACGTAAGAAACGGTCACCGAGGTTCTGCTTGGCGAAATATTCGAAGTGGACGCACGGGTCAAGAGGAGACCGAGAAGCACAGGCCCGTTCACAACGCTTCAACCCGCCAATGACTTGGCCAGTTGAGGAGAACGGAGACGGCGAAATCTGGAACCACTCCTCAGCCCACCGCCAAAACGAGCCGTATTCACGGCCCGCCCTGGCTTCATCAGGCCAAATCACCCGTAGAAGTGTGAACAACTCGTGCGCCCAATTCGGCATTGGCGTGCCTGTCATTTCCAGGACGTAGTTAGAACGACTGGCTATGTCTTCCACGGCCCAAGTCCACGAAGTTGCTCGGCCCTTGGTGTAGTGAGCCTCGTCGACAATCAACGCGTCCCAGTGACCTTGGAACTCTGGCCGCAACTGCTTGACGGGTTTAGTTCCGCGAGCGCCTGTCTTCACTCTGGCGTTCAACATTGAGTAGGGTGCTATGGTGAACCGCTCTGGATGGTCGGACCATTTGGCCAGTTCGTCGTCCCAAGTTCCACCTGAAATGACCATGGACGGGGCGATAACCAAAATGCGCTCGCAGTCGTTGAACGCTTCAATAGCGACACGTGACTTGCCGAGGCCAGGTTCGTCCCCGAGCAGGCCACGCTTGACACGGCGAATCCAGGCGATGCCCTCTTCTTGGTGTTTAGCGAGGGGCGGTCGTGTATTCATCTAGCACGGCTTCGAACTTGTGCGCCCAGGCGTTGTCGCCCAGCATTCTGACTTGTAGTTGGTCAGCCGCTGGCCAGCCAAATGCGGCTTCGACTGCGAACATGGTCTGAACTCCTGGTTTGCGGTCACCTGACCTGAGTCGGCTGACGGCTGAGTGTGTGCGGCCGATTAGGCTAGCAATCTGCTCGTTGGTGAGGCGTTCGTTTTTGTTGTAGGTTGTTGTTTTCATACGTCTATTCAATCATACTTGTGGCCGTGAGTCAAAAACTCAGGGTGGACGCGGCTACGATGGTCCAGTAGCCGATGGTCAGGAGCAGGGTGGCGTAGGCTAGGTCCCAGATGGTGCGAACTGCGCGGAGCAGTTTCCAGCCTCTGGCGTTTAGTCGGTGCTTAGTTCCCCAGGCAGTCCAGGGGTCGGTGTATTCGCGCATTGGTTTGTCTCCTTTGGTTTTCAGGTTAGTGGTCGATTTTGACGTAAAAGGTGTAGAGGTTGTCTGGGTCTTGCTCGGCTACGTAGAGTTCCTGTAGGTGGGTTAGGATTACGTTGTTCCAACGTGCTTCGCCAGAGTGCGAGACCCTGGCCCACTCTGGAGAACCAGTAGCCTCAACCCTTACTGGCGGGGCGTCTGGAACTGCCTGTAGTAGTAGACGGCTGACGGTGATTAGTTGCTGTTCAACGTTGGTTGACATTAGTTGTTCTCCTTTTTTGCGTTCTTGATTGCACGGGTGACGGCTTTACGGGCGCTGGCCAGGCTGACGTCTGGGCGCTCGGCCATGACCTTGCGGGTGAGGTCGCGGTGGTAGATGGCTTCGTAGGTCTGCTTCTCTAGTCCGTCTACCAGGGCCTGGGCCAGTGCGTGGCGGGTCTTGTCTTCTTCGTCGGTCTGGTCGACTTCGTAGCATTCGACTAGCATGTAGAGGAAGTTTAGGGCTTCTTTTTTCTCGTCAAGAGTCATTGTCTGGTCCTTAGTTCTTTGCGGCTTCGACTGCGTCCCAGAACTTGGTCTGGAACTTGATTGTTGAGTATTGCAGTTTGGTCATGAAGTCGGCGTATTGGTTTGGGCCAGCAACTTCAGCAACCTCAAAGTAAGTAGCGACTGCCTCGTCTAGGTCAGCCATCTTGAACTTGTCCATCTGTGTCTCCTTGTACCTGGGCTTCGGGCCTGTCCCGCCGCCTCATATTTCTATTAAATCATATTCTGTGACTTCTTGTCAAGTAATTCAACATTTCGGGCGTGTCGTCACTTACCCCAACGCTTCATGTCCACGTCCCCAGGAACCCCAGGGAAGAACTTCGACCACAACTCCCGACCACGCGCCACGGCCGCCTCGGCAATCGCCTGGCCACCGTCCTCAGGCAGAAGCAAAACCATCGAGTCGTGAATCAACATAACCACACCGACACGGCCAATCGGCTCCAACGAGCCAGGGTCAACCTCAACCCCATCGCCCAGTTCAGCAGTGATAGTGGCCTCCACGTCCAACCACCAATTCAACCCAAACTGAGCCAAGTTCGGCTGAACCCGCTGGTTGAACGCCTTGTGCGTGTCCTCGTCAGGTTGGAACCAACGGCGCTCGCCGTTAGCCGTAGCAACCCAGCCGAGGCCCCAAAAAGCCCCCGAGCGGCGACGGTCCTCGACCGCTTCCATGTGGTGCTTGATGGCCTGTTGGAACTCAGGGAACAAGGCATTCCAGTCACGGACAAGACGACGAGCCTCGTCCAAAGTCAAGACAACCCCAGTCTGGGTCTCAATGTCGGCCTGCAACTTCTCAGCCCCAACACCGAAAATCAACGAGAAGTTGGCACGTTTAGCCACGTTCCTCATTTTGCCCCAGTCTGGTGAATCGGGGGTCACCTTGAACAACTGAGTCGCGGCCTCGCCGTGCAAGTCCTGGCCCTCGTTAATCAAAGCCAGCATCCTTGTGCAGTTCGCGTATAGAGCGGCCACTCGCAACTCGGCCTGAGCCAAGTCCAACTCCCACAACTCGAAACCAGACGGGACGCCCGCCCCGATTAACTGTCGAGGGGTAACAATGTCCGCGAGCGCGTCATAACCCGCCAAGCGGTAGTCGTGCGGGATAGCCTGGAGTTGGACACGTTCAACCGAGAAACGGCTAGACACCGTGCCGTTTTGACGGACACTCGCACGAAGTCGGCCGTCAGGGCCAACCATCGAAGCCCAACCAGAATACCAACGCGAGTCGACCGTGTTCAACTTCTGCAAATCGCGCCAAAGGTCAGCCGCAGGGACCTTGTCAGCCACCATTTTGTCAATCACCTGAGCATTCAACTGAGGCTGGCCACTCTCGGTCTGAGCATAAGGGGCCAAACCCAGGCCAGCGACGCCATTCTTCACCCCAGTGCCAAACCAGTAGTGTTTAGCCATCGGTAGCGTGGCTGGCTTGAACGGCAACTTGGCCGTCAGCGCTTCTTGCCGTTTCGCAATCAACTCCGACTGGGCCACCGCCAAGTCAGCATTGAAAGGCAGGCCACGACGTTCAATCCTGAACAACATCAACGAAGTCGCCAAACGTCGTTCAATGACCTCGGCCAGTGACAGGTGACCCTTGCTCTGGTCGAACCACGTCTTGGCCAGGGCGAACTCGGCCTCTTGGTGTTCGTAGAGACGGATTGTCAGTCTGGCGTCTTGGTCGGCGTAAGGCCCGATGGTCTCCCAAGGCACGAGGTCCCAACGGCCGTTAGGCAGTTTCGACTTCGCGAGGTAGGCTTTGACGAGTTGCGACTCGTTCGTCTCAGCCACGCCCCAGAGCCTCTGCGCGGTCGGCTTCAACGAGGTGGTCTTCGCCTGGGGCCAGAATAGGTGGCAGACGTTCTGGGTGTCCCAAACCGTCCAAGGCGACAAGTCAATTCCCTGGCCTGGCCAACGTCTCACTCCTGCGTCCATCAAGTGCAGGTCGAACTTGGCGTGGTGGAAGACGAACCCGCAACAGCGGCCGACGATTCGAAGCCATTCAAGTAGGGCCTGCCATTCACTCTCGGGCAGGTTTTGGGTTTTGCCCCATAGAGACAGGTTCCCGAGGTCTTCAGGTTTGCCCGTCCCCTCAACCCCCTGGTCAAACGCCCAGGCCACGGAAGCCACGGGGAGGCTCTCGGAGCCGTGGACCCTCTCAAAACCCCACGAGGCCACGGAAGTGTCACGGAGACCCAAGAAAGGGCCGAAGAGACCCCGCCAAGACTCTCCGCGGTCAATCCAGGCCACTGAGACTACCGCTACCCTGGCCCCATCGTCCACGAAGAGACCCGAAGTCTCAGTGTCGAGAGCCACAGGGCCAGACGGGAGCGTTCCACGCAAAGCCAGTTGAAGTAGTTGAGAGGGAAGCACGGTTTTTCTCCTTAGTGACGAGTGAAGTCTTGAACGAAGCCAGCCTCGGACAAGGCGGCCTCAGGGTTGCGGCCCTTGCGAGCCATCAGGTGAATCTCTTTGAAGTCACACTTCCACCCGCAGTTGCGAGGGTCAGGCGACGAATAGAGAGGACGTTCTTTACCCTCGACTGGGTAGGCGTTGGCCGCAACAGCCCAGGCGTCACGAGCGATGGCCTGCAACTCAACCTCGCTACGGTTCAACAACGTGCGCAGGTGTCGCTGTTCCAACGTCTGTGGACTCAACTTGCCTGTGTAGTCAGGGAAGTCGGCCGTGTTGCGAGTTGTGCGGGCCGCATTGTGAATCGCGCCGAGCACTGGCGTGCCGAGTTGCTTCATGGCCCAGGAGTAGAGGCCGAACTGGTCGTCAATCTCCAAATCCATCATGTTTGGCAGGTTCGCTCCGCTCTTGTGGTCAACCACCCACAGGTGACCAGTCATACGGTCACGCACGACGAGGTCAATCTTGCCTTTCAACTGGTAGGGCGACTCCTGGCCAGCGTCGTCAATCAACGGCAGTTGGAACGCCTGCTCAATCCCGACGATGTCCCAGTCAGGGTCGGCCCCCCACTTGGCCAAGTAGCCGTCGAACATCCACTCAATCAGGGCCTGGGTCTCCGACTGGCTACCAGTCTTCTGGTCATACAGGTGAATCTTGACGGCCTCGCGGGACTCCGCCAGGGCGGCCTCGCACGAAGTCGGGGTTTTGCGGTCGTGCTTCTGTAGCACGCCGTAGTGAGTCTCCATCACAAGGTGGAACAGTGAACCTTTGGCCAAGGCTCCGTCTGCGGCCGACGGTCTACGCCAGCGTTCGACGTAGGACCACTGGTGCTTGAGTGGGCATTGACGGTAGGTGTCCAACTCTGAGTAGGACATGATGATTTCAGACACGGTTCGGGCCTTTCGGGTTAGTGGTTGTCGGTTCAGTGCTGTGGCACGCGCAAGTTTTCTGTTTTGCGCAGGTGTAGGGAGTCCAGCAACAGCCACGGCCGCATGGCGTGACTTTGTCCCTGGGCTGGGTGCTGGGTGCAATACTGCGGCCCAGTTGGTAGCGAATTGGGTTCATGGTTCCATCCTATCAGACACCACGGACAAGCCGCGGCTGGTGAAGTAGTAAATGCCGTGGAGTTCAGCACTTTTGGCGTGGTTGCCGTGTTTGTTGGCCACTGAATAGAGCGGCACTCCCCTGTGTTTCGCGAGCCGTTCTGCGACTGCTTGGACGTTAGGGTCCTGGACCACCAGTTGTGAGGTGACGCCAGGGGTTCTGCGGTGCAGGTATTTGAGCACGCCAATGAACTGGACGGCTCGGAACTCGGAACCTGCTTGTTGTTGGGCTAGGTGTCCGAAGAGGCGGAATCGTTCGTAACCGACGATTTCATATTTGTTGCTGTTGAAGATGGACTGGACCATCTCCTCGCCAAGTTGTGGGCCAATCTCCCAGGCGTTGACACAGGCCCAGACGTCGGGTTCGATTTCTCGGAACTCGGCCATGCCGACGTGGACGTCTCCTGGGTCGATGAACAGGGCCAGGCTCATGAGATTCTCTTCTTCAACTTGTCGGCCAGTGCGGGTGAGACTTCGGCCACTGATGCGAGCATCTCGTCGCGGGTTATCGACGAAGTGTTGAGCAGTAGCAGTCTGCTGTTCAACCATTTGGAGTCGTGGCCAGGCAGGAACTTGCCACCCTTGGTCGGTTCGCCACAGCAGAGACAGGCACTCGCTGTTTTGCCGACTCGGAGAGGTCGTGGGGCTTCTTGCACGGCTTTGATTTTGCGTTGGACTG